GGTCACTACTGCAGTCAATAGTGGGCTGTTTTCTCTGCGCTCGCCTGACGCATAACCAACTGTACCTTGTAACTCTGTGACTCACTTGTTGTTGGACAAGTTCGTTCTTGATTCAGAATTTTCATGCGACTTTGCACTGCCACTGTGCTCAATCGACTTCGCGAGACCTCGCTCAACTGCCTTCAGGACTGAAGCGTATGTGGTACTCATACGATTCGTGGGTGGTGGAATCTTTTCCCAGTTGAATTGACCATCAAATGTTTGAATAGGTTGAGGCTGCGTCAATGCTGGCTAATGCATAAACGGGCCAAGGGCTTGCGCAGTACCACTGAAGGTTTACCATCTGTTGCTTATAGTGACTTCTACAGGTGAAGTGAATTTAAGTATGGTAGGCCATACTGGATCTTTCTTACCATAAAGCTGAAATGATTTGTTCTGCGGAATTTTACCCCCTTTCACAACATTACCCTTCTGGTCACAAAGGGTAAAGCTGGCATCTCCTTGATAGTTCTTCACACGGACTGTTATTTATTGACACCTGTCTTTGGCGTCTATTTTGCCAGTAGTGACAGTCTGCTCTTCGTGAGTAGCTAAGGAGCACACGAATTTGCCATCGTGTAGAGCGTATCCATTGAATCTACCAGGATACAGGTAGGCCAAAAGGGCTTAGTCTAGTTTGTTGACTAATGGATCACCCCATTGGATCTCCTTCCTGTCGCTCGGAAGGATCTTTGTCAGCGTTCTGCCTTTTGCGCCCTAAGGCTTCTTCTTAGTTGGTGCGGCTTTAGCAGAGGGAGACTTTGCTCCATTGCGCTGATTGCCATTGCCATTCTTGTTCTTGTTGGCTTTAGCGTTTTTCTCGCCTTCATTGTTCTTAACTTTGGCGTTCCTTCTACCTGCCAAAATTGTTGGCTGGTCTGCACAGTATGCGACGGACTGCGCGACGTGGTGACGGTGTTCGTCTTACCCTACGTCTGGGTTGACCTGACTGTCTTACCCTACGTTTGGGTTGACCTGATCGTCTTGGTTGGTTGGTGCTTTTTGCACAAGTTTGTCTGATTTCG